ACGGCCGGCCCCGCATCACCCGGTCGCGGGCCTGGACGTGCCGGTCCACGCCGATGTACTTGAGTGTCGTCTCCGGCCGGGTGTGGTGCAGCAGGGTCATGGTGGCCAGCACCGCGGAGTCGAAGCTGCCCTCCTCCTCGGCCATGCCGAAGTAGAGCCGGGCCACCGACCGGCGCAGGGTGTGCACGCCCTCCTGCTTGACGTTCTCCCAGCCGACGTCGGTCAGGGCCCGCTTGACCACCTCGTAGGGCTGAGCGCAGACCTGGCCGGGCCGGTAGGTGACCCGGTTGCGCGTCGGGTTGATGTGCTGGCTGGGCACCAGGTAGGACTGCTTGTCCAGGGTGGCGCAGGTGGTGCGGTAGTGCAGGAGCCAGCGGCGCAGCTCGGCGTCGAGGTCCGAGGTGATCGGCATGTAGTCGAACTCGGTGGTCTTCTCCACGTGCACGAGCAGAGTGCCCTTGTCGAGGTCGACGTCAGCCAGGGTCATGCGCTTGATCTCACTGCCTCGCACTGCGAGGTTGAGGCCGAGGGCCAGCAGTATCCGATCCCGTGGAGTCCGTGCCACGTCCAGCAGGCTGAGCAGCCCGTCAGCGTCGAGGCGTTCCCTGGGTACCGGCTGGATGCGCGGAGCGCTCAGGAGTCGGCTGGGGTCCTTGTCGAGCCATCCCCTGCGGATGCAGAACAGCAGGAACGACCGCAGCTGGTGCAGCCGGGTGCCCCTGGTGGACGGCGCCAGGAGAACGGTGCCGGCCCACCACTTGTCGATGTGCTCGGGCTCGATCTGGTGCACGTGATTGCGGTCGAGGCCGGTCATGCAGAGGGCGAACGCCTCCAGGCCCGGCCGCTCGCCGCGCCAGGTGTTGACCGACGTGCTGCCAGATCCCAGACGCCAGTGTCCGTACTGTTCGACAGCGTCATGAATGTTCATTCGGGGCCCCTTTCCCCTCGGAGTTGGTCGAGACAGACTGTAACCGACTGGGAACAGCTGGTGTCAAGTCGGGGTCTGGATCTATCCTTATCGCGCCCGCAGCCCGTACCGTGAGCCGGGGGGAAGCGCGAAGGCCCGTACCCCGGAGTAGTGGGTACGGGCCTTCGTGTTGCGTTCAGCGGCGGGTCGGCCGCCGCGGCGGGACGATGACCGTCGTGTGGTGGTGCACGATCACGGGCGGCGAGACCACGTGGTGGTGCACGATCACCACCGGGCCCGGGTCGTAGTAGTAGCCGCCCGAGTCGCAGCCAGCCAGTGCGGCCACCAGCACCAGCGCCGCAAGGACGCGGCGGATCACTCGGCCGTGACCTCGCGCCACGAGTCGACGGAGTCGGCGAGCTCGCGCAGGCCGTCGGCGATCGTGTCCGGGTCCAGGCCGGAGACGTCGATCCGGGCACCCGTGTCCTCGACGACGATCAGGATGTACGGCTTGTCGCCGGTGAGCACTCGCTGGGCCAGCTTCTCGCCGACCGGGATCGTTTCCTCGATCATGGTCATGCTGTCTTCCTCTCCTCGCGGTCGGTGGGCATTCCGTTCAGCCAGCGGCACATCCGCTGGATGACCCGTGCGTGACGGCGCCGACAGGAGTCGGGCAGCGTCTGGGTGTAGGTGGCCACCCGGTCCCAGTCGCCGTGGAAGTCGGCGACCAGGGAGAGGAACTGAATGTCCTCCTCGGGCGTGTAGTCCAGGGCCCGGCGGACGTCCATCAGGACGGCCAGCACGGTGCCGCCCTCGGCCAGGTTGCCCTTGGGTGAGGGGCCCTCGTGGTGCTGCCCGCCCCCGGGCACACCGTCGGGGTCCAGGGCGATCGGCAGGATGCCGACCACCACGGCGGGGGTGTAGTTCAGCTGGTCGCCCGGCTGGTAGCCGGACTTCTGCGCCTTCTCCTGCTCGGCGAACCGGGCGCACCACCGCCAGATGGAGCGGCGCAGCCGGACGTGGTTCTCGTCCTCGGTGAGGTAGGTCTCCAGGTACTGCTGGCCGGGGCCGTGCCACCAGACGTAGGCCTCGGACTCCAGGTCCTCCAGGGAGACGAACTCCGACCAGCGGCGGTGCACGTCGACGACGGTGCGGCGCACGATCTCGGCCGTCTCCGGGGTCAGGGTGATCACCGGAGCGCCCCGCACGACGGGCACTGGTCGAGGTAGCGGTTGTAGGCCAGCCAGCAGGTGGTGCACACCCGCTCCCGGTCGGTGAGCGGACGCGGGTCGACCACGTCGTCCAGCTCGGGGTTCTCGGTCACGCGGACCATTCCTTCTTCTCCCAGGTGAAGCTGCCGTCAGGCCGCATGTAGACGAGGTGCGGGGAGACCCGCTTGCCCTCGATGAAGTGGATGCCGAAGCCCATCTGCCAGTTGGCGCCGCCCGATTTCAGGTAGCCGGCGCGGCTCATGTCCATGAGGCAGCCGACCTCCATCCCGTAGACGGTGCGGGTGACCTTCCCGGCGTAGGCCTCGGTGTGCGGGACGATCGCGGCCCGGTGGGTGTGGCCGATGCAGACGCTCTTGCCGACCGCGCGGGCCAGCCGGGTGCCGGTGGTCCCGGCCTGGCCGGACAGGCCGCCCTCGTCGCCGTGGCCGAGCAGCCAGCCGGGGGCGAACTCGAACATCTGCCGGTGGTAGGTGATGCCGAGGTCGTCGAGCCGCATGTACCGCTCGTAGCGCAGCTCCGGCTCGTCGGCCAGGGCCGGTGCGTTCTGCCGCAGGTAGGACTCGAGCCGGTCGGATCCGTGGTTGGACCGGGACAGGTGGCTGACGCCGAGCTGTTCGAGGATCCGCACCGTGGTGTCCCGGTCCTTGTGCAGCTTGCCGAGGTACTCGCCGCGCATCCCGCGCGTCCAGCGGGAGACCTGGGGGGCGTCCAGCTCGTCGCCCACGCACTGCACCGTGTCGGGCTGCCAGGCCTTGATGAACTTGGCCAGGGCCCTGACTGCGCGCGGGTGGTGGTAGGGCACCTGCAGGTCGGAGACGGTGACGACGGTCCTCATCGGGCGCCCACGTGGGCGTAGACGGTGACCGTGCGGACCGGCTCGTAGACGTGGGTGATCACCGGGAGCGGCTCGATCATCGCTTCGGCGGTCATCGTCAGCCGGTAGTCGGGGTCCAGCTGCTGGAACTTGATGTGGTACGGCTGGTCCCGGGTGGCCATGACGCGACCGTCGGCCGGTCCGCCCTGCAGGATCGCGGTGTGCTCCACTACTCGCTCACCACCGAGATCACGGCCTCGTAGTTGGCGGCCATGGTCTTGTCCACCGCCGGGTAGAACTCGTCGAAGGGGCCGCGGACCACCCAGTCCCCGACGAAGGCGTGGGTCAGGTCCCCGGTGTCGGTGAACAGGGCGACGCCTCGGCCTGGCTGCAGGGCTACTCCACCCGACCAGGCGGCCACGTCGTCGATGTTGTCGGCCCGAACCTGCCAGGCCTCGATGGTCAGCGGCCGGCGCTTGAGCAGCACCGGGCCGGGGCGGCCGCCCTTGCCCGCCGGGTGCGCCGCGCGGGACCGCGCCTCAGAGGCCGACACGCTTGAGGAACTCGTCGGGGTCGTGCGCGAGGATCGAGTTGGCGTCTTCTCCGTCGGGGAGGTGGACAATGCGGGTCTCCGGGAGGTCTTTGGCCACGGCGGTGGCGAGGTTGTTGCCCGCCTCGTCGCCGTCGGCGGGCAGGATGATCAGCGGGAAGTTCACGAAGCAGCGGGCCCAGTACGGGTGGGCCTTCCAGCTCTCGGCGCCGGGGATGCCGACCGCCGGGTAGCCGAGCAGGGTCTCGATGGCCCAGGTGTCGGGCTCCCCTTCGGTGAGGAACAGGACCGACCCGGCGGTCAGCGTGGCCTGCGCGTTGTAGAGGGTGACCTCCTGGCCTGGTGGGCCGAGGAACTTCGGACACCGCCCGGCGTCCTGCCCGGCGTCGTGGTGCTGGTCGAGGCAGCGGTACCGGATCTGCACCACGCCGGTGGGCGTCAGGTAGGGGATCGCCAGCCGGTGCCAGTACATGCGCGCGTCGAGCTCGGAGGGTTCGACGTAGCCCAGCCGGAACCGTTCACGCGCCGCGTCCCCCAGCCCTCGGCCGTGCAAATAGGGCAGGAGCTTCTGCTGCGCGCTGATCTCGTACCGGAGCAGCTTCTCCTCCAGTGAGTGCTTCTGCGCGGTCGACGGCGGCACTGAGCGAGAGTCCTTCCTGGGTCACGAGGAGATCGAGGGCGTCGCCCCCGACGCCGCAGGCCCAGCAGATGAACCGCTGCGAGTCGAAGTTGAGCTGCGCCGAGGGCCGGCTGTCGTCGTGGAACGGGCAGCGGACCTTTTGCTTGCCGCTGCGGTAGTCCCCGCACTCACCCCCCAGCGCCCGGAAGATCACCGCGATCGGGTACTTGCGGATCGGGCCGCGGGCCACGCTGAACCTCTATCTCTCCGGCACCCCAGCACCGGCCGCAGGTGATGTACGCCTTGCGGCGGACGGTGATCCGCCCCTGGCCGAGGCACTCGGGGCACATCTTGGTGATCAGACGGAACGGCTCGGCCAGTTCCGCAGGTAGTTCGCCGCTCGCAGGAACGCCTCCGGGTCGTCCCGGTAGAACCCCAACGTCCGGTTGCAGCTCTTGCACAGCAGGCCTCTCACACACGACATGCAGCCCTTCTCGGGATCGTGGCCATCCAGGCGGGCCTGGTTGTGGTCGTGGTCGACGGCGAGGCGCCGCTTGGCGCCGGTCGCCCGCTGACACACCGCGCACGTGCCGCCCTGGAGGGCGAGGAGCGCCTCGTAGAACTCGGCGGTGATCGAGTAGACCTGGCTGAGTCGGCGGGCGTGGGCGGCCGCCTTGACCGTGGCTGCCCGGATTCGGTGGTGGGTGGCGCAGCGTGGCCCGGGGAAGGGGGTCGGCCGCTTGCTGTCCGGCGGGCAGTCCTTGCAGGTCACCAGGCCCGATAGGTCTCGACGACCACCAGCAGCATGACGGCCGCGGTGACGCCGATCAGGATCCCGGCGACCAGCTGGACCTTCACGCCGACTCCAGCCCGTCCTCGACGATGTCCTTGACGGTCTCGGCCCAGCGCCGGTAGGCGTAGAGCCGCTCGGCGGTGGTGCCGCCCGCGTCGTCAGGGTCGAGGCTCAGGATCAGGTCGAGGTCGACATCCTCGATCCGCACCCAGTGGTGGGTGACGTGCTCGCTCTGGCCCATGCTCACTCCTGATCGAGGTAGGTCTGTCGGTCGCCGTCGAACCGGAGCCGGACCTGCAGCCCGCCGGACGGATCGGCCTTGCCTTGCCGGTGCTTCACCACGCACATGAAGACGTGCGGGTCCTTGCGGTAGAGCGTGAGCACCTGGGCCGGGAGCTTGGAGAGCTTGTTGGCCAGGCCGGAGAGCGGGATCTGCCGGTCTCCGTCGTCGTAGGAGCCGGTGGCGTGGTGCAGCACCAGCACGTGGGCCCCGGTCTGTTGGGCCAGGGCGTGCAGCTCGTCCATCGCCTTGGTCTGGGAGGACAGGTCGTCCTCGCCGCCGCGGGCACAGTTCATCAGGTTGTCCACCACGATCAGCTCGGGGAAGGAGCCATGCACGGTGCCGTAGGCCTGCACGTCCGAGTGGATCTCCCGGGTCGTGTAGGAGTCGAAGGAGAACTGCACGTGCCGGGCCTCCCACAGGGCCACGTCCAGTTCCTCCAGGGCGTAGCCGCCCTCTAGGCACTGGTTGATGTAGCTCTGCGGGTGGCCGGTGTTGTGCGCCAGCGTCCGGACCGACATGGTCCAGGCGTCGGTGTCGGCCGAGACGTACAGCGTGCGCAGTCCACTGGACAGGGCGACCTGCAGGGCGAGGGCGGACTTGCCCACGCCGGGTGCGGCCGCGATCATCCCCAGCTGGCCCATGGCCAGCCCGAATCCGATCCGCCGGAGGCCGGCGAACGGGAGATGGATCTGGTGGGCGACGGTCGCACCGCGGCGGACCACCCTGTCCAGTGACTGCATGACGGCTTAGCTCTCTGCCGGTACGCCGAGCAGCAGGCCGTCGAGGGTGCGGACGTGCTCGCGCAGCAGGTCGGCCATCACGTGCAGCCGGGCCAGGCAGTGCACCCGCAGCTCGGGGGGCAGGTCGCGCAGGGTGGCCACGTCTTCATCGGTGATCGGCGCCGAGTCGAGGTCCTGCACGGCCGACTCCAGCACCGTGTAGGAGGAGGACGCGGCGAGCAGGCTGTCGATCAGGTCGACGGTGACGATCGAGCCGATCATCGGATGAAGTCCAGCGGGCACTTCGAGGGGTCGTTCTTCTGCGCGTTGCAGCCCCACGCCTGCCACGGGTTGTGCGGCGGGTTCTTGCCCTTGCCGTTGAGCAGGGTCTTCGGCCCGTGCTGACACATCGCTCGCGGATCACCCGGGGCGGGTGCTGCGGCAGCGGCGGGCATCGGCGGCTGGTAGGCCGGGACCGGCGGCTGGCCCCACTGGTTGCCGCCGGCCTCGACGGCACCGGGGAAGGAGGCCTGCACGGTGGCCCGCGCGGCGGCCAGCGGGTCGGCCACGGTGGACACGACGGCGCCACGGGACAGCACGTCGGTCAGCCGACCGAGCACCGCCTCGGCCTGCTGGTTGCCCACGAGCGACAGGGCCACCGCGAAGTCGCCGTAGGCCTGGCCGGGGTCGGCGCCCTCGGACGAGATCACGAAGATCGCCTCGCCGATCTTGTCGCTGATCTGGAACTTGGTGGTCATGGGCCCTCCGGGGGGTTGTAGTAGCGGCACTCGCGCCGCTTGTAGGGGCAGAACTTGCAGGTCTCGGTGCTGGGGGTCGGCTCGAACTCCCCGGCGTTCACCCCGGCGTCGAACTCGGTGAACTGCTGGGCGATGGCCAGCGGGTCGTGCTTGGCCAGCTGGGTGGGCAGCAGCTGCGCGGCGCGGGCCATGTAGTACAGGCCCCACGTGGTGTCCAGGCCCATCCCGGCGAGGACGGCCGCCCGGTAGACGCCGAGCTGCAGCGTCTCCTTCGGTGGCTTGCCGCTCTTGTAGTCGAGGATGTTCAGCTGGCCGTGCTCGTCGACCACGAGGGCGTCGGGGATGGCCACGATCGGCACGCCGCCCAGCTCGGTCTCGATGCGCCGCTCGAGCCCCAGCCCTTCCTCGTCCTGGTAGACGGTGAGCCCCGACGTCGGCCACCAGGCCACGAACCGCTTGACCATGGCGAAGCCGTGTTCCATCCACCACTCGGCGTTCTCGCGGCCACGGTCGGCCGCCCGCCAGGTGCGGACGTCGGGGTTGGCCTCGGGGTTGCGCGTGAGCACCTCGGCCTTGGCCTGCTCCCACGCCTCCAGCCAGGCTTGGAACAGGTCGGCCTCGCTGGTGCCGATGAGGCCGGCCAGGTACCACTCGGCGACCTGGTGGAACGCGGTGCCACCGATCGACCAGACGCTCGGCTCCTCGGGGACGCGCTCCACGTACTTGATCCGGTACTGCTCGGGGCACTTCTCGTAGACGGTGAGCGCGGAGTAGCTGCGCCGCCGGACCTTGGTCTCGGTCACGCGGCGTCTTCGAGGAGCTCGCGCCAGCGGACGACGTACTCGGTGAACTCGTCGAGGATGTTGTGCGCCTCGTCGAGGGCGCCCTCCAGCCAGCCGAGGAGACGGGGACCGTAGATCGACAGCATCAGGACTCCGGTCCGTAGTGGTACGCCGCGAATCCCTCGTCGGCGTTGGTGACCTGGGCGAAGCACTCCCAGCTGGAGGGCAGCACCTTGGCCACGTACTCGTGGCCGCGGTGCTTGTGCTGGGTGCAGCAGAGGACGAGGAAGTGGTCCTCGGCGACGGCGTACAGCGCGGCGCCGTCGTAGTGCTGGACCCGGACCGACCGCTCGCCCTGCTCGTCGGGCATGAGCAGGCTGCGCACGTAGTCCTCGGGGTCGAGGAGCGTCTCGCTCTTGCCGGTGGCCATGTCCGGTACTAGAACAGGAAGGTCCGACAGAAACCAGCACTTAGAGCGAGGTTGTGACTACTGGGAGTAAGTTCGGCAGCTACTGCCAGGTGGGGATGGTCACACCTGTCAACTTGCTGGGAGCGTTTCGGGAACGACCCGCCTCCCGGTACTGCGGGCAGTAGTGCAGGCCCTTGCCGGGCACCAGGTCCTGCTCCTGCATCCCCTGGTGCCTGCGCCAGGCCCACACCCCGATCGGAGCGGCCGGCACCGTGAGCTTCTCGAACGTCCGCCACCGGCCGTCGATGCACACGGCCCTGAACACGGGCTCGTGGCAGTAGCGGCAGTCGGTCTCGATGGCCAGCTTCACGACACCTCCGCTCTCGCGCGCGCGCACGCGCGGTCTGTACTCACCCTGCTCTACTTGCGTTGCTCGTCGGGTACGGCCAGCAAAGTAGCCCCCTTTCGTCCTGCTCTTGCCGAGGATCAGCCGGTGATCCTGGCTCTCTCTGGAGTTGTGAGGAACTGAGGTTCTATGTGGTCCGGAGGACCACCAAAGGCCAGGAAGGGACCTCGCCGAGCCGTGGCCAGCCCGTCCGCTCAGCGGCAACGGGTCATGGCCTCCCGTCGCGGGCGCGACGAGGGGCTGGAGAGCGTCCGATTCCGGGGATGATCAGGCCACGGGCGGAGCGTCGTGCGCTCTACATCCGGTGATGGGCCTCGCCTCCTCGATCGTCACGACCCGGGGCGCCTGATCCGGTGTGACGAGAGGGGCCTGATGGCCTATACTCGTGTGCGTACGTACCGGACCCGAGCGACCGGGTCTGTCGAGGCGGGCCCCTGCCAGGGGGCCCGCCTCAACGTCTTCTCGGGGGAACTTACACGGATGTCATCCCGCCGCACCACCGGGGTGACACGCTGTGAGATACCGCTTACGCGCGCCGGTGGTGGACAGCCCGGTCATCTTGCCGATCTCCGCGTACGAGTGACCCGCCTTGCGTAGCTCGACGATCCACTCGGTGGACACCGGCTTGGGCTGGTATCCGACCGGCCGGCGCGGCTCGTCGTCCGGCAGTGCCCGCAGGATCGACATGTGCGACGTGCGGAACCGGACGGCCAGCTGGTGCACCGACTGGCCCTTGCGGTACCGCTCGAGGATCTCGGCGCGGTCCACCTCCGACAGCTGGCTGACGGTCACCCGCTCTCCTCCCCCCAGACGGCGGCCGCCGACCAGGCCTTGATGTCCTGCTGGGCCAGCCGGATGGCCGCCCGGACCAGTTGCCCCCGGTCGACGCGGGCACCGGCCCGCTGCAGGTCCACCCTCAGTGCGTCCAGGTCGGCGACCATGGCCCGGGGCATGTAGTAGGTCACCTTGACGTGCTTGTCCGGCTCAGGGGCTGGCTGGGGGGCCGCACGGGGGCGGTCCCGCTGGGCCCCGCTGAACAGGACGTCGGCGGGTGGGATGGGCGTTCGCTTGGTCATTCGATGATCTCCGCGATCTGCTGGGCCGACGTGACAGCGTCGGCCAGGTGGTCGATGGCGCGGGTCATGGTCATCGACGGCGGGTCGAGGGCTTTCACCTCGGCCTGCAGTTCGGTCACCATGCCCCGCACCGTGGTCAGGTCCTCCCGCACCGTGGGCAGGTCGCCCGGTGGTGCGTCGGACGTACGGTCGGGCAGCTCGGTCAGCCCGTGCTTGAGCAGGCGCCGACGGGTCAGCTCATCCACCGAAAGCACCGCCCGCCCGACGCATCCTGTCCTTGAGGATCTGCTCGACGTCCGCCCATGGCACGCCCATGTGGTTGGCCGACGCGTGCAGCCCGACGTGGGAGGGCACGGTGGTGCGGATCAGGCTGCCTGCCCCGTGAGCGTCGGACGATCCGAGGTCCCGGCCGCAGGAGCAGGTGGCCGTGGTCGAACCGTCGTCGTCGTCGATCACGATGAGCACGGTGGTGGCCATCAGTCCTCCCCCGGCCAGGTCTCGTACATCCCGGCGGCGATGCCGATCGCCGTCTGGAACAGCCGGATGAACGAGTGGTCGACGTTGCCCAGGTCGTGGGCCAGCACGGTGCCGATCGCCACGTCGTCCTCGTCCCGGCGCTGGCCGAACAGGCTGCCCAGGATGGTGATCTGCCTGCGCTCACCGCCGGACAGGTAGCCCGCCGACGCCAGGAACAGGCCGACCTTGGGGTAGGCGTAGTCGCCGTTCTTCTCGATCCACCCGGCCTGGTCGAGCTTGCTGGCCCAGCCGGACCGGATGAGCAGCTCGACGCCGGCCATGTCGGGCAGGCTGCCCTTGGCCCATGCCCGCAGGGCCACGTTGCGGTCCTCGGTGAACGCGTACATCAGTGCTCTCCCTCGGGTAGGTGTGATCCAGCGACGCCGGGGATCGGCCCGCCGAGCGGCTCGGCGGTCACGATGCGGAGCGCGTACTCGTCGTCGGTCTCGGGGCGCCCCCATGCGTCCGGCGGGAACCCGCCCTTGGACAGCCACTCGTCGAGCGCCTCGACATGCTCGGCCAGGTCGGCCGCCGTGCCGTAGAGCTGTTCCGGGTGGTCGAAGTCGAACTGGCCGATCTTCGTGGCCAGCTCGCGGATCTTGGTCAGGGTCTCGTTCGGGTCCATCGTTGGTCCTCTCAGGACAGGGAGTTGACGACGCCGCGGAGCAGGAACTCCGCGGCCGGTGGGGTGACGGCGTTGCCCAGCTGGCGCACCCGCTCGCGCCGGTTGCCGAGCACCGTGTAGTCCCCGTGGAAAGCCATCGCCGCCTGGATCTCGTGCGGCTCCAGCATCCGGAACGTGCAGTCCTCCACGTCCGGCACCACGGTGGGCCAGCCGACCAGCGACTGGTGCCCGGTGGTGGTGAGCGTGCGGGCCGGCTCGCTGGCCGGGGTGCACATCTCGCCACCGTCACCCTTGCTGGAGTTGTGCCGGACCAGCATGTGGTGATTGCCCGACGCCGTGACGGTGGCCAGCGGGTGCCGGACCGAGCGGTGGTCGGAGTGGCCGCCGCGCAGCTCGGCGATGAAGGCGATGCCGTCGGTGTCCACCGTGCCCTGGGTGCGCAGCGGGTGGGACGCCGGACGGGCCACGCCCGTGCGGTAGTACGGCACGACCAGGGCATTCTCGGCCCTGGTGGTCATCGTGCGGTACGGGCGGCTGGCCAGCAGCGCCTGCTTGCCCTCGCGGCCTTCCATCGGGACGACCAGGGCGTCCGTCTCCCGCGAGGTGCGGGTCCGCATCGGCGAGCTCGCCGGGTGGGCCGTGTCGTTCCACGTCCCGCCCGACGGGACGATCAGCTCCCCGGCGTACCGCACGAGCCCTGCCTCGATCCGGGCCATCGTCTTGTCCGACAGCGGCCGGTCCCGGTCACCGATCCGCTGGCCGGGCAGGCCCCAGTCGATCGCTGACGCAGCGGGCAGGGCGTACGGCTCCACCTGCTGGCCTCGGCAGCGCAGCACCGGGCAGACGTAGGTGTACTGGGCCCGGTACCGGCCCACCTTGCGACCCGGCTTCCACGTCTGCACCGCCTGCACCTCCTGGTCACAGCTGGTGCACCAGGCCAGCGGCCGGGGTGTCACGTCCGGCGCCTGGTTGCCCGCCCGGTGGAACACCACGTACAGCCGGTCCCTCGACTGCGGTGCCCTCGGTGCGGCCGCGGCCTCGGCGTGCATCGAGTTGAGGCTGACCAACTGGTGGTCGTAGCCGAGCGCCTTCATGGCCATCAGCCACGCGTCCCACAGCAGCCACTTGGCGGCGTCGACCACGTTCTCGACGACGATCGCCTGGTAGTGGTGCCGCTCGGCGAACCGGGGCACGTCCCACATGGTGGCGCGGGACCGCTCGGATGCCTCGTCGGGCAGCGTCTCGCCGAACAGGTCCGGTCCGGTCTGCCGCTTGCGACCCTGGGCCTGGGAGTGGTTGGTGCACTCGGGTGAGGCCCACAGCAGGTCGGTGCGGGGCACCCGGCGCGGGTCCACCTGGGAGATGTCGGCCACCATGTGGTCGGCGTCCGGGAAGTTGCCCGCGTGGGTGTCCACAGCCAACTGCCAGTGGTTGGCGGCCAGCTTAAGGTCGATCTCCGGGACAGCGTGCGCTCCGAGCGCACTACCACCCGCCCCGCAGAATAGGTCGGTCAAGGTCAACATCGCGTTCCCCTTCCTCTGGCACGGGTGATCCCGTGCTCGTGCCCTGGCCCGACTCGGACGGGCTGCCCACCAGGTGCGGGGCAGGGCGGTGGTGCTACTCGGTGACGGGCGGGTCAGCCGGTGCCGGTTCCTGCAGCTCGATCCCGGCCAGGTGGACGAACTCCATGACCGTCTCGGACACGTCGCGGTACGTCTCGGTGTCGGTGGCGCCGTCGTAGTCGGCCGGCCCCTGGATCACGGCCGGGCCCACGATGAAGTCACCCGGCAGCAGAGCGATACCGGCGGCCACCAGCAGCTTGTCCGCCGCGTAGTTGTGCGGCAGACCCTGCTCCTTCCCGTCCTCGTTGCACCACATCACGCCGTCGCCGAGCGTGATGGGCTGGATCAGCCCGCCCACCAGGCCCTGCAGGGTCTCCAGGTTGGGCGTGACGTCCTGCACGGTGGCCACGTTCGTGCCGGGTGCGATGATCAGGACCTTGCTCATGCGTTGCTCTCCTTCTGGGTGGGTGTGACGCCCGGGATGACCCAGGCGTCGGGTACTGCGTCGATCAGGCGCTGCAGAAACGCCCTCATCCCTTCCGGCGTGGACGACAGGACCATCACGTCGTCCGCGCTCAGGACCAGGGCGATCTCACCCTCGGGGACGACCGACTCCTCGTCGCCCTCGATGACCTCCTCGCCCGCCTCCACGAACTCGGCGGACGTGGCGCCCGCGTCCATCCACTCCACGTGAATGGACATCAGACGGCCAGGCCGATGAGGCCGGTACCCTTGCACGACGGGCAGTCGGTCGCCCGGCCGCCCTCCTGCGCCGCCTGGGCGCCGTTGAGGGTGCGGTACGGCTTCCCGGCGTTCTTGCCGACCGCCCGGACCAGGCCCAGGCCCTTGCAGGTGCCGCACTTCTCCCCGTCCGTGGACGGCTCGCCGGCGATGACCTCGCGGTCAGCCTCGGGCACCTCCGGCACGGCCGTCATGATCGGCGCCGTGCGCTTGCCTCGCGGTGTAGCCATGGTGATTCCCCTTCCTCTGCCACGGGACCGTCCCGTGTCGTGCCCTGCCCGGGGTCGAACCGGGAAGCCCCCCACCTACGGGGCCAGGGCGCCGTTCACTCCTCCTCGTAGCCGTCGAACCAGTCGCCCTTGGCGGCCGTCACGATGCGGGCGGCGCCGCTCGTGGCCGTCTTCGACGACGTCTCCGGGTCCTTGCACCACGCCTGCGCCTCGGCCAGCGTGAGGCCGGTCGTGTCCTCACCCTCGACGTAGTCCCGGCCGCCGCGCTCCCAGAACCGCACGATGCGGTAGGTGGCCGGTCCTTCGGTCTCCTCCTCGGGCGTCGTCCACGTGGCCGTGGCCAGCGCCAGGGCCTGCTGGTACAGCTCGTAGGTGTTGGCGCACTCGAAGCACAACGGCAGGTCCGGGCCCACCATCTCGTGGTCCTCGGCGGCCAGCGGGCTGGCCGCGTGGTCCCCCAGGACGCCGCGCGGGTCGTTCTCGCCGTCGTCGAACGCGTACGTCCGCGTCCCGCAGACCGCGCACGGGCCCACGAACCGGCAGATCCGGTCCGTCTGGCGCCACGAGTCGTGCCAGCGTTGCGGGCTGTTGCGGCGCCACGACAGGTGCCTCACCGGCACCGGGTCACCCTTCGCCATTCGTTCCCCTTCCTCGCCGACCAGGCCGATCCCGGTCAGCATCAGTGTAGCTTTGCCGTCAAGTCGTCAAGACGGCACTGTCCTATCGCAAGCGCATGGTGCGCTCGTGCCCTGCCCCGGGTCGAACGGGCAGGCCCCCCCACGATCAGGGGACAGGGCGGGTGTCACTCGGCGATCAACTCGCCGACGATGCGGATCACGTCGTCGAGCCCGTTGCTGCCGGAGAACAGGTCGTCGTCGCCCGTGAGCTGCAACACCTCACGGGCGACCGCCGCGACGTCGCGCGTCACCAGCTGGCCGTCGATCTCCTTGACGACCCGCGTGTCCGAGCTCAGGCTCGTCGAGCCGTCGTCGAAGGTGTGCAGGATCGGCTTCCACCCGGCATCCAGCGCGACCTTGCCCGCGATGCAGCACGCCGTGCCGCACCAGCCGCCAGCGGCCACACCCTCGCGCTCGGACAGCCACGACGCCTGAGACCACTCGGACGGCAGCCCCAGGTCCTTCAGCGCCTGCTGGCCGGCCGCCCACTGCGCGACCTCGATCAGCTTGGCGCGGTTGACCTCGGGCAGCTCCGCGCGGGTCTCCGTGTAGTCCCAGTTCACGAACGCGCGGGACACACCGGGCAGCCGACGCACCGCGGCGGCCGCGTCGTAGACGTCGAAGTTGTCGACGAACTCGACGTTGACCGCGATCGTCTGCGTGTAACGGGTCATGATGTTGATCCTCTCGTTCCTGCCACGCGGGCCGATCCCGCGTGGTCAGCGTGCCCGGACAGCCTCGGATGCTGTCGTGCGCGGCCGATTCCGCTCACGGGCTGGTGGAGCTATGCGGGCATGGAAGCAAGCAGCTTCCGGAGCTCCGCAGGGGGCAGGGTCACGGCCAGAGCCTGCCGGAGCAGCATGGACAGGGAGTGCCCGGTCGACGCCTGGTCCAGCGCGATGCTGGCCAGGGCGCCGTTGCCCCGTAGCCACGCGGCCACGGCCAGCAGGGCCAGCAGGTCGTCCCGCTTCGGCCCCCAGGTGGGCGTGAACCGCAGGGTCAGCGACAAGCCCTCCACGTCCTGGGCCAGCTTCTCCACCGACGCGTGACCGAACATCGCCAGCGCGTGGTCGCGGTCATCCACGGTGTGCACCGTGGCCCGCCACCCGTCGACGATCAGCTGGTCACCCCCGTGCGGAGGCTTGACCGAGCCGCACCAGGTGATCCGGTCCTCCAGGTCCTCGCGGGAGTCCGCGTTGACCTGGCCCTGCACCACGGTGACCGGGCGCAGGACGTCCGTGCCCAGCGGCTGCCACGGCCCCTGGCAGCAGTCGTCCGCCACCCGGCCGTCCTGCACCACCAGGGCCTCGATCGTGGGCAGGCCGAGTCGGCGCAGCGCCCACATGAGGTCGGACGCGACGCCCGTAGCCGCCTGCCAGCCGATCACGACCAGGCCGGTCAGCTCCGGCTCCCCGCGCCGGAGCGCGGGGGCCAGCTCCGCGGCCAGGCCCTCGACCTTGTCGACGCCTGGGTCATCCACGCGGGCAGTCATGCCCACGCGTCGGTCCACCAGGGTGATCACGACGAGGCTGCCGTCCGCCGGGGTGAAACCCAGCAGCGAGGGCACCATCGCGGCCAGCACGGACGGGCCGGACACGCGGATCTTCTCGGGAGTGGTCATGGGTTGGTCCTCTCGTTCGCCACGCGCGGCCGATCCGTGCGTGGGTTGTGCCCGTGCGAGGTCCGATGCCTCGCTCACACCCGCTTGCGCGGGCACGGGCTGGTCCAGCTAGGCGGCGGGGGTGAACCGGCCGTTACTGGCGCGGCCGACCTGCTTGGGAGCAGGCGCCTCGACAGCGGGCAGGGTCACGTGCCGCGACGCGGCGGGCGTGTCCGTCCAGGCCCAGACCACGACGTCCCGGTCACCCTGCGGCGGGTCGAGCTCCCGCAGGTAGGACAGGGCCGACGCGCCGGTCCAGTCGTCGAAGGCGACGTCCAGCCCGCGTGACGTGGCCACCGCGTTGGCGATGGCCACGGCCAGCGTGTTGAGCATCCGCCAGTCGTCCGCGTCACGGACGAGACGGGCGCCGCTGGTGGTGATTGCGATCATGGGTTGGTCCTCCATCAGTGTGTGACCAGCGCGACCGATTCGCGCGGGCCGGAACGGCGGCCGGATGAGCCGCCAGCGCCCGGGTCACGTGCGATTCGTGACAGCGCGCCCCTCACGGGGCACCGGGCTGGTGAGGCCTAGACGCTCACCTGTGCGTAGTCGAACAGCTCGGCGACGCGTTGCGTGTTCGTGGCCATCGCGTGACAGCCACGCTCCTCCGCACGCAGCGACCGGCGCTCCCAGTCGTCCGCCAGGCGGGCGAGCTGCTGGGACGCGCCAGGCACGCCCCGGAGGAGCAGGACGATGCTCCAGGCCTTGTGCTCGGCCGGTGCCATCGTCCGCGTGTCGTCCGTAGTGATCATGGGTTGGTCCTCCCTTGCGCGGGCTGGCCCAGCGCCAGCCCTAGCGGTCACGCGCGGTCACGAACCGCGTGGATGGCCACAGAGCCCCGTGGGGATGTGCCATGCCGTGCCTGCCACGCGTCACCACGACGCGTGAGTGTGTGAACCCTGGCCACCCTGGTGACGGGTGCGTGTCCACTCGCCGCTTGCCCCCGTCGGGCCGGGTCATCCGGCGCGGGTAGGTCGCGGGTACGTGTACGGGTCGCTGTTGAGTTGTCAACGTGCCCGGCCGGGCCGACCGCGTGAGCGGCGCCGTGTGGCCGTGAGTGCCTGTCCGGGGAGTCGCACCCCGGCACGCCCCGTAGGGCGTCCTGGCCAGGCTTGGGGGGGCGGGCGAGCCGCCCCCCCCCCGGGTGGGTCAGGCCGTCTTGCGCGCCTTGACGTGGGTCGGGCAGGGCACCGCGCGCCCGGCCTGCTTGGCGGCCGCCGCACCGTCCGCCGTGCGGTAGGGCTGCCCGGCGCGGGACCCCACGCCCCGGACGACCTTGAGGTCGCGGCAGGTCTTGCACGTGATCGCGTGGCTCGCCGCGATCCGGGCCGCGATCGCCGGAGGGACCTCACGGGCAGGCTTGGCCACGGGGGCAGGCTTGCCCTGGACCTTTGCGAGCTCGGCAGTCACCCGGGCGAGCTCCCGGGTGAGGTAGGCGAGCCGGTCGTCCGCCTTCGCAGGCTTGGCAGGCTTGGCAGGCTTCGCCGTCGGCCGGGCCGGACGGACGACTGCCACCGGCGAGAACGTGTACACGTGGCCCCGGTTGGCCTTGACGCCCGCCGGAGTCCGGCCGACGGTCACGCCCCCGTGGATCTTGCAAGCGAGGGAGCGAGCGGCGGAACGGGCCGGAGTGTCGTCCTGCCCCGGCACGTAGACCCGGATGGTGCCCTCCGGGGAGTCAACGCGGGTGGCCTGACGGGTGGTGGTGGTGCTCATCGTGGGTGGTCCTCTCGTGAGTGCCGCACCGGCCGATCCGGTGTTGCCTCGTCAGTTTAACCACAGACCGTGCCATGGTGCCCATCGGGCCACTCGAAAGGGTGAATGCCGGACACCGTTCCACGGTAAACCTGCAGGTCAGACGCGAATTCAGAAAGTTCATAACGAAACGGTCACGACGACCAGGTCGCACCCTCCGGCCCCTCTGCCAGGCCTGCCAGGCACGGCCAGGCACGGCACGGCCAGGCCTGGCCACCCCGGCAGCCCGTGCCCTGGTGGTGCTGCCCTGGTGCTGCCCTGGTGCCCGTGCCCGGTGCGCCTGGCTGGTGGTGAGCCGGTCCGGTGCCAGGCCTGCCGGTCTGGCCTGCCGGTGCGTGGCGCCGCCACTCACTGCCAGGCCTGGCCGTGCGGAGGCAGGCCTGCCCGGCCTGGCTGGTCGGTCGGGGTGTAGGCCGGGACACCCCGGACCGTCCCGCCCCGCGCGGAGAACCCCGCGTGCGCAGGGATTCCTTGCCGCGCACGCCCACGCGAGACCCGGGGTTGTTAACGAGCCGGCCGCCCCCAGTAACACGTACCCGACCGTGATTTCCAGGTGGAGCGGGGGGAGGTGGGGCCCGTGTACGGGCCGGGGGTTGACCCGGGGGAACATCACGGGAGGTAACGGTTTGGTAACATCTGGTCAGAGGCTGTCCGGTTTTCGCGGTCCGGACAGCTCTATAAAAGATGGGTCCTTCGAGTTGAGGCCGAGCCGCAGGCGAGCGCCGACACCCGGCCGGTCCGGCCGGTTGGTCCACCCCGGGGCGGGGCTAGAGGAGCCCCGGGGGTTGGCCGGTACATGGCCGGCCGGTTCGTTCACAAACGGCCATACCCATGTCCTTTTCTCGGACCATTCCCAGTGACCATTACCTGGGTCGGGGCCTCCTTTAATCCGGCCCCTGGTCGAGGCCGCTTTTACCGCGAGCCGAATATCCCGCGAGCCGAATATCCCCGCCTGATCTTGGAGTGTGCTGGTGCCTCTGTCTCCCGTCCGTACCGTCGAGCAGTCGCAGCTGCAGGGGCATGGGATCCGTCGGATGCGCGCGGAGTTCCCGGTCGCCCCGCAGCTGGACGTCTGGGACGTGGTCACCGACGCGTCGATGTCGATGACGCCCGCGCAGACGACGCAGGGCACGGTGCTGGCGATCAACACCGGCACGACGGTCAACGCGACGTCGTCGATCACGAGCAAGGAGGTCTTCACCGCCCCGTTCCGGGCGACGGCGTCGATCCAGCTGTCGCAGAAGATCGCCAACTGCCAGGTGTACTTCGAGGCGGTGGCGTGCGACCCGGTCACCGGGGTGATCGACGAGTCCCGGGTGTTGGCCTGGCGCTTCTGCGGCGATGACAGCGTGACGGCCACCCAGGCGTCGTACGACGTGCAGAACGGTGGCGCGGCCCGGTTCCGCAACGGCAACCAGTCGGTCAACTCGTACGTGGGTGCGCTGACGACGACGGCGCCGGTGACGACGTTCGAGCTCGAGCACCTGGTCGACGACGTCTTCTGGCACTACCGGACGTCGGACAACATCGCGTCGGCGCGTGGCACCTACCAGCGGACGACGACGGTGCCGAACCCGAACCTCGCCTACAAGATCCGGGTGCGGATCCTGAACGGCGGTGTGGCCCCGGCTTCGACGACCACCGTGTGGGTGGGTCACATCACGGCGGACTCGCACACCGAGACGCCGGTGGAGCTGGTCGGCGGGCGCGGCTCGACGGCTCCCGGCCAGGCGATGGCGGTGGCGGTGACGAACTCGCCGGCGGTGGGCATCTCGGGCACGCAGTTCGTCGTGCCGTCTTCGTCTGCGACGGTGGGCACGGCGCCGACGGCGATCCGTTTCGACGCTCTGCTGGCGACGGCGTCCACGGTGAAGGCCACGGCGGGCCGGCTGTTCTGGGCGGCGATCTACAACCCGAACGCGGCGATGGCCGCGGTGCACTTTTACAACGCGACGGCCCCGACGGTGGGCACGACGGCCCCGGTGTTGACGATTCCGGTGGCGGCTGGTGCGACGGTGATTCTGCCTGCGGCTGCGGGCGGCTACCTGTCGAACGGCACGGCGATCACGGTGGCGGCGACGACGACGGCGACGACGGCTGGTGCGGTCGCCCCGACGACGGGGCTGTCGGTGGCCGTGGGGTACCTGTGACCCACCCGACTCCTGACGCCCCGAACGATCCGACTGCCCCGCGTGTCGAGTACTGGCAGTCGAAGTACCCGACGTACGCGGACCGGGCGAAGGCGGTGGACAAGTCGCTGGGCTTGGACCGCGGCGGCTGGGATCTGGGGGTGCGTTCGGCGGCGAAGGAGTACGAGTGGAATCTGGCGTACGCCTACCACTTCGGCGCGTTCGATCCGCTGCGGTATCAGGCGGCGATGGCCACGAAGGACGGGATCGGTTCGATCCACTCCAACGATCCGTTGATGCGCCGGTCGAACAGTGAGCAGCCGAGCGTCTACCAGCGGGCGGCGAGCTACATGGCCCAGTACGGGTCTGAGGTGCCGCCGTCCGAGCGGGCGCCGGTGCAGAACCATGAGGTGGCCGGGATGATGGGCGCTTTTGCCCGGCATCTGCTGGGCGGCCTGGGTGTGTTGCCGGCTCCTGGCGTGCACGCGCAGTCTGACCCGGACACGCGGGCGGCTCCGACCGGCCTCTACCAGGGCACTCCCCCGCCGACTGCTGCGCCTGGTGTGCACGCGAGTCAACAGGTGTGACGTACCGCTTGCGGTCGCACGGTCACGCAGTGTAAGTTTTTTCTCAACGGGTTCGCCGAGCCCGGGCAGTGAGTCCGTTCAGTCGGACCCGGTCTGCCGAAGTCGGGTGGGAGTCGCGGCCCTAAGCCGCTCGGGCGTTGGCGTAACGGCAGCGCACGGGGCCCCGGGCCCCGAGGTGGGGTTCGACTCCCCGCGCCCGGCGCGTACTGATCGACCGTGCTGTCCCGGTGTGATTGCTGACGGGGCGCTAGAACAGGCACGGTTGGTCTGGCCCACCGGAGCGGGATCGGGGTGGAACCCGAGACTGACTCCACCTGGGGGCGCCGCGGCCGGGGGTGGGGAAGACCCGCCGGCCACCTACTTGCCCAGCCCCGCCCGTGTCTTTCCGGGCGGGGCTGCTGGCGTTCCGGTGCACGTGGAAGTCCGCGCGCCCGCACAGCTTGCAGCGCCGGCCACCTGTCGCCCTGATCACGCCCGGAGTCTCTCCTGTCTGTCAACCGCGCCCGCTCCTCGACCCGCCGGACCACGACCGTGGCCGACGCGAAGGAGAAGGTGCTCGCCGCGATCCGCGACGGGGTCCAGGTCAAGGAGGCGATGGCGCTCGTCGACCGGTCGCCGCTGACGTACGTGGACTGGAGGAAGACCGACTCGGTCTTCGCCGCGAAGGTGGACCAGGTCCGCGAGGTCGCCCGGGCAGCGAGGTCACGGAACGGTAACGGCGCCACGGAGGTGCCGGACTTCCCGGAGTTCTGCGAGCGGTACCTGGACATGCCGATGCCGCTGCACCACCTGCGCATCTGGGACGTCCTGAACGGCCGCGAACCGCGCGACATGCACCCGGCGATCCGCTACGCCGAGGGCCGCAAGGGCCGGCTGCTGGTCAACCTGCCACCGTACCATGCCAAGACTCAGGTGTGGACGGTCAACTACTGCATCTGGCGCATGATGCTAGACCCAAACGTCCGAATCGCTGTGGTTTCTCAAACGCAGCAGTTCGCCAAAAAGATCATCCACCAGGTCAAGCAGATCCTCGAGCTCCCCCAGTTCGCCAAGCTGCACGCGGCCTTCATGCCCGAAGGTGGCTGGCAGGGCTCGTCCTGGACGAAGACCGAGATCTACCTGTCCGGCGTCGACAAGGCGCAGAACGATCCGACCCTGCAGGCGCTCGGGCTCGGGGGTCAGATTTATGGCTCAAGGCTCGATGTAATCCTGTGTGACGACCTCGTGACCAGCAAGAACGTGCACACGTACAAGGAGCTGGCCGACTGGATCGGCGCCGAGGTCGCCAACCGGATGGACGACGACGGCGTGCTGCACGTGCTGGGCACCCGGATGGGTTCCAACGACCTGTACTCCGAGCTGCGCGACCTGGTCGAGTGGGACGGCGAGAAGCAGGTCTGGACCTACTTCGCCCAGCCGGCCGTCTTCGAGATGCCGGAGCCGCACCCGTCCACGTGGATGACCCTGTGGCCGGCGAAGTGGCCGGGCGAATCGCTGGCCCGGCTCAAGGCCGAGGCCACCGCGGCCCGCTGGATGCTCACCTACCAGCAGATGGACGCCACGATCGACCAGGTCTTCCCGACCGGGGCGGTGATGGCCTCGGTCGACGGCCGCCGCTCCTCGGGTCCCATCGAGGGGCTGTACACGGTGCTCGGCGTGGACCCCGCGGCCGAGGGCTTCACCGCGATGATCGTGCTCGGGTACGACCGGGCGACCGGCCAGAGGTTCGTGCTCGACGGTTTTAACATGGCACGGACACCGCCCGAACTGCTGATCAACAAGATCAAGGCGTTCGTGACGCAGTACCGCTGTCGTGAGGCGATCGTAGAACGCAACGCGTTTCAGTCGTTTATCACGAATTCGGCCGATCTCCGCGACTTCATGTACGCGGAGGGGTGCCTGCTGAACCCGCACTACACCGGCAGCCAGAAATGGGACGAGTCGCTCGGCGTCGCCAGCCTCGCCCCGCTGTTCCTGTCGTGCGCGGACCACGACCTCGAGTCCGACAAGTGGTCGGCGCGGCCATTCGACAAGCACCTGATCTCGCTGCCCAACCCGAGGTTCTCCACGTTCGTGGACGCGCTGACGATGCAGCTGACGACCTGGCAGCCCAAGGACGGCCAGCGCCAGCAGCACACGAAGACAGACCTCGTCATGGCCCTGTGGATGGCCAACATCGGCATCCAGAAGGTCATTGACCAGCAGCGGAACACCGCCTCCCACCACGCCAACCCCTACACCCCCCGGGCCGATGCCCGGACGCGCGCCGTCGTGAACCTGCAGGAGCTGCGCGAGATGCAGCTGCGGGGGGCGAAGGAGCAGTCGATCTACGCCTAGAGGGAGCCCCCGCTTGACCATGCCACAGTCTGCTGCGCCGATCCACGCCCGCGTTCAGCAGATGAAGCGCCAGGCCATCGAGCGGGACGTCCGGATGATGACCATTCAGATGGTCCGCGCGGGCAAGCCCGAGCTCCTCTTTCCGGATCTGTTTAACGACACCTGGAAGAAGTCGATCGTCGCCAACTGGATCGACTCCGTGGCACGCGACTTCGCCGAGATGATCGCCCCACTGCCCGCCCTGAACTGCTCTAGCCGTGCGATGAAGACCGACGCGGACAAGGCCAAGGCGCAGAAGAAGAACGTCATCGGCACGCACTACTGGCGCGAGTCGAACCTGGCCGCGCACATGTACTCCTACTGCGACGCCTACCTGTCCTACGGCTTCGCCCCGCTGTACGCGGAGCCGGACTACGAGGCCTCGATGCCCCGGATCCGGGCCGAGGATCCGCGAGGGTTCTACTACGAGAACGACCGGCTTGGCCGGACGCTGCGCATCGCCAAGTGCTACAAGGAGCCGGTCTCCAAGGTGGCGGCCCTGTTCCCCGAGCACGCCGCCCGGATCATGACGAAGATCGACCAGTTCGGCCAGGTCACCACGTGCCTGCCGGACGAGACGATCGAGATCGTCCGGTACTGCGACGACAAGCAGTGGCTGCTGTACCTGCCGGACCGGCAGAACCTGGTGGTCTCGGCCTACGACAACCCGATCGGGCGCTGCCCGTTCGCGGTCGCCGAGCGGCCCGGCCTGTTCGGTGAGCCGGTCGGCCAGTACGACGGCGTGATCTGGGTGCAGCTGGCCCGGCACCGGATGGCCCTGCTCGGCCTGGAGGCCGGCGTCAAGGCCGTCGGCGCCCCGCTCGCGGTCCCCAGGGACATGGTCGAGATCGCCGTGGGCCCGGATGCGGTGCTGCAGACCGACAACCCGGACAAGATCCGGCGCGTCGGCATCGAGGTCCCCAACTCCACCTTCGCCCTGCAGGAGACCCTGGAGAAGGAACTCCGCATGGGCGCCCGCTACCCCGAGGGGCGCGCGGGTGGCATGGACGCCTCGGTCATCACCGGCCGGGGCGTGCAGGCGCTGATGGGGTCCTTCGACACCCAGGTGCAGACGGCGCAGAAGGTGATCGGCCAGGCGCTGGCCAAGGCCACCGAGTTCGCCTTCGAGATGGACTGCAAGATCTGGCCGAACCGCACGAAGCGGATCACCGGCAACAGCCAGGGCGAGCCCTACGACCTCACCTACAAGCCGGTCTCCGCGATCGGCGACAACTACTCCGTCGACGTCACCTACGGCTTCGCGGCCGGGCTGGCGCCCAACGCCGCCACGGTGATGATGCTGCAGCTGCGCGGGGACGGCCTGATCGACAGGTCCACGGTGCGTAAGCACCTGCCCTTCGACATCGACGACGAGCGGATGCAGCGGGCGATGGACGTCGAGTCCACCGCCGACGCCCTCAAGCAGGGCCTCAACGGCCTGCTGCAGGGGCTGGGGCCGATGGCCGCCCAGGGGATGGACCCGCGCCCGTTCCTGCGCGCGGCGGCCATGATCATCAAGGGTCGGCAGAACGGCCAGGAGCTCGAGCAGTTGTTCATCGACGCGTTCGCGCCGGAGAACATGGCCGACCCCAAGGCCGCCGACGCCGAGGAGAACGGCGAGCAGCAGGCCGGAGCCCCGGCCGCCGGAGGGGCCTCCGCCGCGGACGGCGCCCTCCCCGGTCAGGACCCGGTCTCCGGCCTGCCCGAGGGGATCGTACCCGGCCAGGCCGGGCTCAAGCCGGGCGGCGCCCCTGACCTGCAGACGCTGGTCGCGGGCCTACGCAACGGCAGTCCGCAGCTGAACGCGAGTGTGAGCAGGAGGCTTCCGACAGGATGACCGCACCGATCGACCCGATCGGGGCCAGCGGCCCCGGTGCGATGAGCCAGCGGATCGACAAGCAGCCGATGCGGGCCGTCACTGGCCTGCCCTACGGCCAGGGCCAGCAGCTGATGGCCCAGCAGGCGGCCGCCCCGATGGCGGCCACCCCGCTGCCGCCACCGCCCCCCGAGCTGCACGCGCCCACCCAGCGCCCCGGCGAACCCGTCACGCACGGCGCCGACGCGGGGCCGGGCGCGGACTCCTCGATCCTCAGTATGACTCCCGGCCTGCCCGCTACGGGCGGGGCCGTTTCCCAGGCGATCTCCAGGGCCGCTGCCGCCGACACCTCCGGGGTGCTGCAGCAGCTCCTGCTCGCCGCACAGCAGAGAGGGCTCTAGCCGCACATGACCAGCCCCGACCAGTTCACCTCCCGGCTCTCCGCTGCCGGGACCGCTGTCGGGGCCGACAAGCCCCAGCTGGCGCTGACCCTGGCCCAGTCGGACCTGTCACACGGCGAGATCCAGGCGGTCGGTGGCTTCGCTCAGGCGATGCAGCTGGCCACCGCCAACAAGCTGGCGCTGGACTCGGGCGCCAAGACGAACTACTCGGCGACTGAGCAGAACTCGCTGACCGCGATCAACGAGCCCATGCCCAACCAGCCCGCGCCCAAGAACGTCGACTCCCGGTCCTT